GTAGACTATAGAGAGAAGTATGAATATGTTACGCTGTAGTGTATATACCCCTGATGGGAAATTGAATTGCTGGAAACTGGTTGGTACTATGAGGTCAGCAGAGAATTACAAAAGAGGGTTGACTGAGTTATTAGAAGATGTGACTGTAACTATAGAGCCGAATCATACCTATAAGGAGAGACACAATGGAGGATAGAATATGTATGCACTACATTGTAGATCGACTAGAGGACATAACAAAAGCTGAGAGTATAGAGCTAAGTTATGAAATGATACTTTCATTTAAGGATGAGCTAGTGTATAACTTAGGTGTAAACCAACGAATCAAACGTAATGAAAAGGGAAAAAGATAATGGAAAAGAAGCAACGTGTACTAGACCTGTTAGAAGCTCAAGGTACTAAGATCGTGACTGTAACATTCATCAAGGCTGATGGCTCTGAGCGTGTAGTCAATGGCCTCTTAAAGCCTACCAGCAAGATCGTAGGTAGTGATCGTGGATTAGCTCAAGGTGAGGCTATGAGATCCCGTGGTCAAATCCCAATCTGGGAAATCAAAGAGGGCAAATGGAAATCATTCTACGCTGAGAAGGTAGAGCTTATCAATGGGGAGAAGATATAATGAGTTACACAATGATAAAGAATTGTAAGATGAACTGGGAAGACGAAACACACACTTTTACTTTTATTACTGGTGGTGATAGCCTAACAGCCCTTGATAGTTTAGGTGACTTGTTAGGTTCACTAGAGGACTTATATAAGAGGATTAGGGATGACAGTGAAACAGGAAGTAAGATACCTTACACATATAAAGTTAAGGGTTCTCAATCCCACACAAAAATAGGAGCAGAGTTATGAACCAAGACCTAGAGAGGGAATTACGCATGTTAGGTATTATGATACCTACTGAGGATGAAGTTAATATAGAGGAAGATCTGAGGACCTTACATTTATCTAAAGACTATTATAACAGACCTGAACTAGACCTTAATGGAGAGCCACCGTGGTAATAATAACACCTGAACTATTAGTGACACAGAAACTAAAGGCAGTTAGCTTAAGTAAGCAGGGTATGCACCCAATGGAAATATGTAACATACTTGGTGTAGAGTACTGGGAAGTAAGATCTGCACTATGGGAATTGGAGAATAAAAAATGATTGAAGTGACCTATAGACGCTCAATGGGGGATGATCTGGACGTAGCCGACTCAGCACGGGTAAGTTTTGGTAAAAAAAGCGAATGGGATTATGAGGAATCAGATGGCTACAGTTTTAAGCAACATCTTAAGAAGAAAGATGATAGGCTTATCAAGTACTTAGCCAAGAACGCTCATATTTCTCCATTTGGACATTGCTTTGCGAGCTTTCACGTTAAGGCACCAGTCTTTGTAGCACGTCAGCTAGTCAAGCATAAGTTCCTACGATGGAATGAGATCAGCCGCAGGTATGTGGACAGTGAGCCTGAGTTCTATGTGCCTGACGTATGGCGTGGACGTAGTGAGGATAAGAAGCAAGGTAGCTCTGGTAAAGTAACAGTGTCTTCTGATATAGCTAGAGATATGGCAGAGTCAGCCAAAAAAGACTATGAGTACCTATTAGACCTTGGTATTTGTCCTGAGCAAGCACGTATGGTACTGCCGCAGAGCATGATGACTGAGTGGTACTGGTCAGGTAGCTTAGATGCCTTTGCTGACATGTGTAACCTACGCTGTAAGCCTGACACACAAGCTGAGACAGCAGAGGTAGCGTGGGAAATTGACCGTATTATGATTGACCTGTTTCCTGTGTCGTGGAGAGCATTAAGGGAGAATGACTGATGAGGGGTAATATTAATGGTGCAATTAAGGCATCAGCTATTGTGGCTCTACTGATAGCTGCACCACCAGTACTGATAGCTATGACGTATGACGAATATCCTAAGTACTGTAAACTATCTATCTTACTACCATGCATAGGAGTAAACCATGAAGAGTGACATAGTAAAAATAACAGAGATAGAAGAACACGAGGATGGCAGTGCTACACTACAAGTAGAGTGTGACCCTGAGACATTCATGGCTATCTTTGACGTAGGCTTTGTAACATTAGTAAAGGCTGGCTTAGAAAAGGAGAAAGAAAGTGGGTAGGTATGTAGTGGAAATAGAGATAGAGAAGGGGGAGTATACTTTCGTAAGGAAGGAGGACCCTTGGACATATGATACGCAGGTGTGGATATTTAACAGCCGTGAGGAAGCCCAGCAAGAGGCTAAGAAGTGGGACAATGGTAGAGTAGTGGAGTATCTATAATGCTGTTCTATACTGTCCTTGTGTTGAGCTACACGCTAAATGGTGACTACCTACAAGCTAAGGTCATCTTCCCTAGTGCTAGGGCCTGTGGAGACGCTCTACCAGCCTATTACGAGCCTGTGTATGCCATAGATAGGGATGCTATAGGTCAATGCCTAAAGACTGAGGTTATATCAGCCTCTATCAAGCCTAAAAGGAGGCCTTTATGATAAGTAATGAAGATCTGATAAATATGTGTCGTAAGTTAGCACATAAATATAACAGACCTAATGATTTTGATGACTTAGTATCTGAGGGATCTATAGTCTGCCTAGAGTTAAGGGCTGAAGATCCAGAGGTACACCCAGCGAAACTGTACCGTGAGGCTAACAGAGCCATGCATGACTACATTAACTTAGGCTTACAACCTGTTAGTATTCCTAAACATAACGTAGCTAGGCGTTTGTCACATGATATTAACGACGAAGAAACAGGTAATATGTCAGAAGATGGGGCTAACTGGTTAAGGAATATTCTGTCTTCTGAGGCTGTATCTTACGAAGAATTTTCGTCATCTATACCTGACCATGCAGAAGAATACGAGAAGGCAGATTACGAGAATTACATTCTGACTGTAGCCAAAGATCATCTGTCGCTAGAAGAGTGGCAAGTTTTAAGGTTAAGGTTCTGGGAAGACCATACACTACAGGAAGTGGCTGACATGCTTGAAGTCAACAAGATGTGGGTATCTAGGAAAGAACGTGATGCCCTTAACAAGATCTGTAACAATTTGTGATGTTACAACCTAAGAAAAATATCCCTATTAGTAATTGTCCCTTTACTGAAAGTCTAACTTAAGTTAAGACATAAGTATCAACAATAGGAGTTTAATATGTTAGTAGAAGATGATGAAGAAAATATGTTAGGTTTAGACTTAAGTGGGAATCAACCTAAGTTTGACACTGAACCTAAGTACCATGAGTTGTCCACAGTGTTTACATCTTTTGAAGACACACAAGAGTTTGATGGGATTGTCGTTAGTATTAAGCAGTATGGTTTATTTGAACCAATCTTAATGTGGCAAGGATGGATTGTAGATGGGCGTCATAGACACAAGGCTTGTTTGAAGGCTGACGTTAAGCCTACTTATGAATACCTACCAGATGATATGCCTTTTAATGTTGTTCGTGATCGTGTTGTAGCAGCTAACCTTATGCGTAGGCATCTGACCACTGGTCAACGGGCTATGACTGCGGCTGCTTTGGCTAATATGACTGATGGGGGCGGTGGTAATCAATATACAAAAGTGGACCGGACGAATTCGTCCAGTGCAAAATCTAACGAAGATTCTGCGGATCAGCTTAACGTAGGTACAACAGCAGTAAAAACAGCAAAGGCAATCAAACGTGATGCACCTGACCTAGCAGAGGAAGTTAGCAAGGGTAACATGACACTAAACGCAGCAGATAATGAAAGGAGAAAACGCCAAGGTTTACCTGAGAAGACGAATGCACCTAAGCCCAAGACTGTTGACCTAGATGATCTTATGAAGAAAGGTGGCAGCAATTGGAATAGTAATGTAGCGGCAGGGGCTTTAGTATCTACAGCTAGAGATCTGCACCTGCAAGAAGGTGAAAAAGGTATGGCTAGGTCTATTATGCACATACTTGAGAATGGGGATGGGAAGCACTCTCAACCTTATAACGCAGCGGGTTTAATAGCCCTGTATAACGCTATAGGTAACCATCTGTCTGAAATAGAAGATTTACTTTTAGTGAAACCTGACACTTCTAAAATGAACTGAGGATATGATTATGGATAATACTAACAACGGATCAAACATCGACCTTTTCAACTATGCCCTTACATGTATTGACGGTATAAATAGTGAAGCGATTGAGAAACTCGACAATGCATCTGGTTACCTAATGGAGCGCAACCCAACCTCTGCGGCAGAATTATTAGATGTCGCTGAAACTAAAAAGAAAAGTAATATTCATAGTAGAGCTAGAATAGAGAATAGCTTGAAAAATGAAGACTTTGGTATTTGGGAATATCACTATGCGCCTGATGGTAAGCAACGTACAGTGGATTGGATGCTAGAGAATGACCCAAGCTACTTTATGGAACATATTGCAGGTTGTAGGAACCGTGGCCGTGGTCAAGTTTATCGTATGGATAATTTACAAGATTATGCCAACGAAAAATTGTTCGGTAGTAAATAAATAAGGAGAGAGCCGCATGACTGAGACAGCGCACCAGCCTTGTCCATATGTGTCGTGTGGCTCTTCCGATGCCTTTAGCTACAATAGCAATGGGTACGGAAGATGCCATGCATGTGAAAGAGGTTACCCATCGAAGAGCCAGATGTTTGATTGGGCTAAAGACAAATACCCAGTAGTGGAAAGAGATGATAATAGTATGAGTACAGTTATAGATTATACGCCCAAACGTATAGAGGACCCCGCCAGTGGAAATTATGTAGCTATGCGAGGCATCACAGCTAAGACTATGGAAGACTTTGGCGTACAGACTTACTCTGATCGTCAGGAATATGTGTACCCCAGCGGGGGAATTAAAGTACGCAAACTAGATGATAAGATATTCTACACTAAGGATGGCTTTAAGGGTGATGAGCTATTCGGTATGAACCTGTTTACTGCTGGCAGTTCTAAGATGGTAACAGTCACTGAGGGTGAACTAGACGCTCTGTCAGTAGCCCAAATGCTTAAGAGCCAGTACACTAACCCTGTAGTATCTCTACCCTCTGCTACGCCCTCTAAGAAGCTCTGGGAGAAGTGTACAGAGTGGCTCAATAGCTTTGACAAGATTGTCCTATCTGTAGATAACGACGAAGCTGGGAATGCTGTAGCTGATCGTATGGCTAAACTGTTCCCTAATAAGGTCTACCGTGTACCACATGACAAGTTCAAGGATGCTAATGAGTTCCTTACCAATAATGCAGCAGCAGAGTTCAAGAGTGCATGGTGGAATGCTAAGAAGTATACACCTGAGAATGTTCTTAACAGTACTGAGGACTTCATTAGCTTGTATACAGATACACCTGAGCATCAGTATGTACCAACTGGTATTATAGCTTTAGACGATAAGATCTTAGGCCTTATGCAAGGTCACTTCACAGTCATTAAAGCGCCTACAGGTATTGGTAAGACTGAGATCATGCGTTACCTAGAGTACAACATGTTACAACATAACATATCTTTTGCTGCATGGCACTTGGAAGAGACTAAGCTAAGATCTTTACTTGGTCTTGTGTCGTACCAGCTAAACGATAACCTGACACGCAGAGATCTTATAGAGGAGAAGCAAGCAGAGGATGATGTTATACGTGCCATCAAAGAGCTAACTAAGGATGAGCTATTCTACCAATTCTATCTAAGTGATGGTCAAGGTGCTGATGAACTATGCGACCAGATTAGATACTTTAGTCAAGCATGTGGTTGTAAGTTTGTATTCTTTGAGCCTATCCAAGATGTAGTATCTGGTCAGTCAGAAGAGAGTAAAGAGCAGATGTTAGCTGACTTATCGGTCAGGTTGTCTAAATTATCAGCGGAGCTAAACGTAGGTATCGTTACCATTGCTCACACTAACGACAATGGAGATCCTAAGTATTGTAAGATGATTGGACAACGGGCATCAGTTATCTTAGACCTCTCCCGTGACAAAGAGGCAGAAGACTTACAGGAACGTAATACAACGCACATAACAGTGCAGAAGAACCGCCCATGCTCAGAAGAAGGTAGGGCTGGTATGATGCGGTTTAACTCAGAAACATTTACACTACGAGAGGTTATATAATTGCCAGTATTTGATATAGAAACAGACGGACTAGATAGCACTAAGATCCATGTAATATCTTGGATGGATGACCAAGGGAATGTGCAACACACGCATGACTATGTAGCTATGCGTATCTTCCTTGAGGAAGCACCAATCCTGATAGGACATAACATTGTAAGGTTTGACATCCCCGCAGTGGAAAAGGTACTAGGTGTTAAGATAAGTTCAAAGCTAGTGGATACGTTAGCCCTGTCTTGGTACCTAAACCATAGTCGCAGCTTAGGTGACCACAACTTAGCATCCTATGGTGAGGAGTATGGTGTACCTAAGCCTAAAGTAGAGGATTGGGTAGGCTTAACACCAGAAGAATATGCTCACAGGTGTAATGAG